TCAGTAAATTATTTTGAAATGTTCCCTCATCCGGCTAAGCTTGACATGACAGATGGGGTACAGCTTATACGACGAAGATACATTGATGCCGAGTACCTTAAGAACCTATCATTAGATCCAAACACAAAGTTTCAAAACCTCCAAGCCGCATTAGATTCAGAATCAGTCCGATCAGTAGAGAGCCCACTCCTTAACGCAAACGGCCAACCTTACGACAAGAAGAAACGCGAAGAATATGAACTCCTCGAGTATTGGGGAGGATGGGACGAGTCTTATACAGTCGACAATAAAGTTGTCAAGAGAATGGCTGTTCCATATTGGATTATCGTTGTTAATAGACAAATCCTCGTACGAGGAATCCCTAACCCTTATAATCACCAGCAACCGCCTTACTGTAAGTTCACTCTCTTCCCTGACTCAACGCCAAGTTGGTTTGGTGTTGGGATTGGAAAGGTCGGGAAGCCAACGCAAGAGCGACTAAACAAGATCGTAAACCAACGGTTAGATAACGTGGATCTCGTTCTTAATAAACAAGGATTCTACAATGGAAACGACCCGCTTATCAATACGAAGAGACTTCAAACTTCCCAACCCGGCAAGTGGCATAAAGTCTCGGATACAGTTAATTCGATCCGGTGGATGGATACCCCTGACGTTACTGCTAGTTCATACAAAGAAGAAGAGCTGGCTAAATCTGATTATCGAGAAGCCACAGGAGCCACCGTACCTCTTATGCCAACTGACGAAGGTCAGCATCGTACTGCAGCAGGAATATCTTTGTTACAGGGTGCAGCTGGGATTAGATTTCGACCTGTCCTTAGAAAAATGGAAACAGACCTGGTACAACAGCTTGCGCACATTTATCTCTCAAATCTACAACAGTTCATGATTTTACCTGAATGGATCCGAATCACGTCAAATGACGGTCAGGATCAGCCTGTCTTGGTAACGCCTCAAGAATTACAGGCTAAGGTGAAGTTCATCCCCACCGGTGTGTCGGAAACTATAAATAAAGAGGTGCAGATCGGCCAACTTCTCCGCTTTAAGGAGGTTGGTATCAATGATCCCACTATAAACCAAGCCGAAATCAACCGACGCATCGGGGAATTGATGGGATTCAAGGAGTTGAACAAGCTCGTAGTCAACCAAAAGCCGGTTAGAGCCGGTGAAGGTGAGCTGGATCCCCAAACACAACAGTTGATACAGCGTAGACTGGCCGAAGGAGCCTCTCCTGAGCAGATTAAGCTCGAAATACTCGGGAACGGAGCCGGGCCGGGCAAACGACAGCCGGATAGAGGCCAAACACCCGAAGCTGGACAACCTGTACAGCTACCGGGAGGAGTCCCAGGACAATGAAACCGAATGAGATAGTTTTAACTATAGTTCAGATAGCTGCTCCGGTCTTCTGTTTTACCGTTGGCCTCCCCACTCAGGGCTGGTTCCTGGTGGCGTGGATCGTGTTCTTCGGGATTACAGAGTTGGTCATAAAGGCAAAGACCGGAAAGACTTTAAGCCAACACGTGTGGACAAAGCCGCGTTGGGTAAGAATTGTGCTTAGCTTGCTTATGATAGCCGGAATGGTGGCGTTGGGCTACCATTTTGTCTTTGGAGGAGGCTCATGAACGTAGAACAAGCCAAAGAATTGAAGAATACCATACTTTGGGAGGAGTTTTGCAAAGAGATCGACAGTAGGATCGAAGGAAAGCTCGCTGGACTGCTCTTATGCAAGCCAGAAGATTTGCTCGGGGCCCAGAAAGAGATTATGGCCTTGAATGAGGTAAAGAATATCCCACAGGATATTATTGATAACAATGAGTAACCTAACCAGTGCTCGGTACGCCATGCCGTACATGGCGCAAGGGAGACAAAAATGACTGAACCAACAAAGCCCAGTGACGTAAAGCAACCGGACGGAACCGTCACTCCGACCCCTCCAGGCGGGACGCCTGCTACGCCAACCCCAGCTGCGACAAAGCCAGGGGAGCCCTCACCTGGGGCTCAACCAGGTGCAACGCCGTCACCCGCGGCGAATCAACCGGGTGCTTCGCCTACTCCAGGCGCTAAACCGGAGGAAAAGACTGTTCCTATTAACGCATTGCACGAGGAACGAACCAAGCGTCAGGCTCTTGAAGCGGAGATTGCGCAGCTTAAAGCTCACAATATCCAGCAACAGCCGGCACAACCTCAGCAACAGACGGCATCTCCGGATGCGATCCGTAAGGAGATTGATAACCTATGGGATACGGATCCGAAGAAGGCTGTTCAAGCTGAGATCATGGTAGCGTTGGACTGGAGAGACAGGATTGACAGTTCTATGGACCAGGAAGCAGACAACCTAGCACAGAAGTACACCGACTTTAATGACTATCGTTCAGCGGCCCAAGGGTATGTGAGATCACTGCCTTTAGACCAACGATCGAAGCCAGGAATCATGGAGTTAGCGTACTATGTTGTGCGAGGTCAGAATGTGGACTCGATCATGGAACGTCAACGAAACGATCTTATCCAGAGGTACCAATCAGGGGAACTGGCAGCATCGTTGGCCTCATCTCCTTCAGGTACTGTGACACCAGCTCCTCAGCAAGGGATTCAGCTTACTGAAGACCAGCTGAAAGCAGCTTCCATGATGAACCTCAGTCCTGAGGATTATGCGAGTGCGATGGTTCAACCAAAGGCAACGTAGATGGGGATATTCACAAAGAACATAAATCCAGGTGCGTTCGGAACGCCGTTAGTCTGTCCGCATCCAAACAAGCATAACCACAATCTAAAATGCGGTGCGCAACGCTGGAAGAAGGATGAACAGCGAAGCAGCCCATATTACATTCGTTATGTTTGCAAGGAATGTGGCAGAGGTGTGATGTACGACATCTCTCAATACAATCCCAAGCTGTCTAGAGCTTTTAAGTAGCCCTTAAAGGTACACTAGACTAAAGGAGAATTACAATGGCAGCGAAATACAAATATAACATTGATTCACCAGGAGCAGAGCCTGTAATCAAGGATCTGCCGGCTGTAAACGATACTTATGTTGATGGCGAAGTCCTCCAGGCAGGAATTGCTGAAGAGGGTGGAGTTAGCTCTATGGGTGTCGGCACCGGTTCTTTTATCGGTGTATGTAACCAAGGTGAGACATTGCCTATTTCTAACCAAATTAGCCAGAATAACGGTGCGACATTGACTGGTACACAAGCAGCTGGAACGATTGAGACCTTAAAGGTCATTATCAATCCCGGTGCTGTGTATGCAATCCAGTACGATGACAGTGCTGAGCAGACAGCTGTTTCTTATGCTGACACGCTCGCCACCTTCCCCGACGGTGCTGCGGCAACTGGGCATCCTGGTTTTGGTGGAGGTTGGTTATGGTCTGATCTTGGGGAGTTGGACTATGTTGTTAGTTCCGCTCTAAATGCCGGTAACACCGAGTACACTCTTGTCACTGGCACCAACACGTCTTCAGCTACGGCTATTATTATCTATCCTTCGGGATCAGGTATTACATATCCTATCGAGCTGAACGCCGCTGCGACTATGATTGCAGCCGGTGAAGAGGACATTGGCGTTGCAGGTACGAACGCTGTGACCGGTATCGTGTTGGAGAACCGAATTGAATCCGCTACTCACGGAAGTGAAATCTTACGTCCGCGATCTGTCGGAGGAATTGGGAGCCAGCCGTTGAACAACATCGGAAATCAAGGTGTTCGTACTCGTGGTACAGGTTCTACCGACTTGGCAAAGGCGTTTGCTTATGTCAGGTTCAATTCAGTTTTAAGTGCGTAGTAGGTAATTAAATTAAGGAGGAAGTACAATGGGCGTAATTGCTTCAGAAAACTTTGGATTCTTGCTCGATCCAGGTCTCCGTAAAATCTTCATGGATGAGTATGCTCTTCCTGAAGGTCACAAGGATACCTTGTACGGGATGGAGAAATCCAATAAATCAGTAGAGTATGACCTCGGAATCGGTGGTATGGGCGACATGGAGGAGTTTGACGGAACTATTCCGTACGACGACTTCAAACAGCAATACCGCGTATCCTACACTCACAAGGAGTGGGTGAAGGGTATCAAAATTGAACGGAAGCTCGTCGACGATGATTTGTATTCCATCATCAACAAGCGACCTATGTCTTTGGCGTTGGTTTCGAAACGTACGCAAGAGAAACACGCATCCAGCGTGTTCAACAATGCTTTCAACACTTCGGTGTTTGCGGGCGGCGATGGACTCGCTTTATGCGCTGGTGCTCACACGCGTATCGGAACGACCAATACCCAAAGCAACACTGGAACAACTGCCTTATCTGCAACTGCTGTTGAGGCAACACGTCTTTTAATGCGTGCCTTCAAGGACGAGACTGACAACCTGCTCATCGCTCGCGGTGACACTTTGTTAGTTCCTCCGGCTCTTGAGGAGACTGCTTGGGAGATCGTGAATGCAACCGGTAAGATGGATACTGCCGACAATAACCCGAACTTCAACAAGGGAAAGTACAAGATTATTGTCTGGGATTACCTGTCTGATTCGAACAACTGGTTCATGATTGACAGCAAGATGAGCAAGATGTTCTTAAAGTGGTTCAATCGTATTCCGACTGAGTTCAACAAGGATAAAGACTTTGACACTTACATTGCGAAATGGAGTGTCTACAGCCGATATTCTTATGGGTTCAGCGACTGGACATGGTTGTTCGGTCAAAACGTAGCTTAAGGGAGTGTTGCAGTAAACGTAACTGACAGGACTGAGTGCACTGTCAACTTCCTTGTGGGAGTGAGAGGTAACCTGCGTAACAACTTTCTCAACATTATAATCTTGTGGTCGTAAGACTGCTCTAAACAAGGAGTGCAAGATGGGTTTCACAACTTTTTCAGACGTTGCCGCAAAGGGAACAGGATCAGCGCCGGGATTTCTTAAGTTATTAACCGCCGCTAATGTGGAGTATTGGATATGGGTCGATGTCAACGGTGACCTCCGTATCCATACCGCAGAGCCGGGTGACCCGGATTCTGATGGCACCATTGTGGGAACACAATCGTAATAGGAACGGCCCGGCTACTGTTTCGCGGCCTAGAGGAGGAACAGATGATACGAGGAAAAGGTACCACAGCAGCAAAAGGTGTAGCACTAAAGCCAATGCTCAGTCAATCGGAGGTTGAAAACCTCAAGGATGAGCGAGCAGAGCTGAAACAAACTCTCAGAGAAGCTGAGGGATTCGGGATAGGAACGGCTGGGGCGAATATTGATAAAGCAAAGATCAATGCCCAGATCGCTCACTACGACCGGGAGATTGAAAACGCAACACCTAAGCGCATGACCGGTAAGATGAAAGACAGTCTTGCGCGCGAAGCAAAGCAGTTAGAGGAGCAGTTTAAGAAGGGGATGCCAACGAAGTACGAAATGGATCATCCCGCAAAGTGTCCGGGCGCAGTCCGGAAACATATGAAATGGCTCAACGAGAATGAACGACCTGGTTATATCGAGAGGTATCGCCAGATCCAGAGAATCATTAACCCTGGAGAGGAGCTCAGCGTTGAGGCGTTACGAAAGGAAAAATAATGGCCAACTCAGTTGCGACCAACCCTTTAGTACTAGACACCGCAGGTGTTGCCCTTACGGGCCCCGTAACGATCAAAGCGATTAGAGTAGTCTATTCAGCTGACTCAGATGATGTGGAGTTGTCCGATGCTTCGGGCAACTCTGTTTTTTTGGGTAAGGCAGGGACTATCCTGAGCGCTGGATTGTCTGATGGTATCGTTATCCCTGGTGGTATCAAGGTCAATGGTCTTACGGTAACAACGATAGACGGGTCAACTGTTGTCTACGTCTATCTCAAATAGGAGATTGAAATGAGACGAATATCTGCACTTGCATTAGTGCTCTTACTCGCCTTTAGTACGGCTGTATATGCTGGACATTGGAAGAAGAGTACACCTGTCGATACTCAACAAGATGAGTGGGGCGTCGGCACGGATGTCATCATCCACGAAGGAAAAGATGGTGAGATCCTCAACAAGGTGACCGGAGAATACAAGTTCGATATGAACAACAACGAACATAAAGGTTACCTCGTAGCAACAACCAAGCTCGCTGACATCTGGAATAAGATTACGGGCTTGTTTAACCGAGGAGAATAACATGACGACAGGATTAGCTGCAGGAGCGTTACAGACCAAAGAAGCGGTCAACTACCGGCCACAGGAGAAATGCGGTATGTGCATGCACTTCTACGCGCCGAATAGCTGCGTTCTTGTCCAGGGTCCTATCGCTCCAGAGGCAGTGTGTAATCGCTATCAGTTGAAACCTATACAAGGACCGATTGATGGTGAGTTTTATGTAGAGGAGTTCAGGAAGAAGAATCCATGAGCTTTCACACAGAAACACATACGATAACAATCTCAGGTGGGGTAGGTCAGGCCCAGACGAATCATAAGCTCAGAGGATTGGTTCATCAAATCCTGATCTTCCCCACCACCGAGACGACTACTTGGGATTACGAACTTTTGGAACAACCAAGCGGTATTGATGTCCACGGTTTAGATAGCCAGACTGGATCGGCTAACGCAACGTTCGGTGTAGAAGTTCCAATGCAGAACAAGTTTTACGTTGCGAGCTTTCTGAATGTAAGCGTGGACGAACCGTTCACTTTCAGAATCACTGTTAAGGAGCCGGTGTATGGTGGGGGTAACTAATGGTCACAAGAACAATATCAGGTTGGAAAGAGATCCCGACAACTTCAACTCCCAGTGGGGTTGCTGTTCCGGTCATACAAGACCCGTCAGCGATACCTTGGATCGTTTCCTCCACAGAGTTCCCGGTGACAGTGCTTGCGACGGGCTCCGCATCTGTATCTGTGAATATACAGACGACGATAGTGTCGTTTACAGCTACATCGGTAGATAAGAATGTTACGAAGATCTCGGCTGCTTCGGAGTTTGCAGGAGAATACCAACTCTTCTTAAACACTGTTTTACAAGATACGATCTACACAGGTGGCGGAGGTGGGTTGAACGCGATATGGGAATTACAGAACTGGGAGTTAACAGCGACGGACGTATTGGATGTTAAGTTTGAACATAGCAGAACAGGCTTTACGCCTTTGGTTTACGCAACAATCTGGGGGTACTAATGGTAAAAAGCTCACTAGCGTTGATAGGAACACCGGTAGGTGGGATAACACCGGAGATGAACTTAAAGAGATTGCAGGCTGAGATCGCTCAGCGTAAGTCCTCTATAGCCCGGTTGAAATTAGATTTAGATGATTTACGAACAGTGCAAGCACCGCAACTTGAAGCACTGATCCTAATGCATGAGAATGATATTAAGTTTTTGACTAATCAGAGGGATGACTTACAAGTCATAGATGTAACAACAACGAAGGAGGAATAAAATGCCAGTAACAGTTCCAGGTTTAGTATCAGCAACAGAGGTAGTAAACTCGGCAACCAATCCCATATTTGTTCAAGCCACTGACGGCGCAGCCGTAGGCATTCTGCCGGGCACTGGTGCGACTAATCTGGGCAAGGCTGTTGATGCAGTAGCGGGAGGATCGGATGTTGGCGTAGCGGCTCTTGTGGTGAGAGACGACGCTTTAACCACTCTGACCCCGGCTGACGGTGATTATGTACGCCAGAGGGTCGATTCTGTGGGTTCTACATGGGTTCACGCATCGGCTCACGACTTCACCAATGCCAATGCACTGCCTATCTCGAAAGACAATGCGGCTAACGCAGAGAGCAACCCGATCTTTGTGTACACAGTAAATACCGTAACATCCGGCAATGAGGTTCATGACTACGATGATACCAGCGTAGCAGGAGCTTCAACAGGAAATCACGATTACACGGTAACCGGTTCTACGTTCCTTTGGAAGAGCGTTATCTGCTCATCTACAGGCCCGTTCTACTTCACGTGTTCCAGTGGACCTGTCGCAGGGTTGGTTGAGTTCGCGACCATCGTTCTAAATGGCCGAGAAGGTGACACTCAACAGGTTGAGTTTAGCCCTGCCCGAGAGGTTCCGGTGGCATCAACAGGGACAGCTCGCGTAGCAAGAACTAACAGGCACTCTGCTCAAGCAGCTGAGGCTTACACAACAATTATTGGAAATGACGTAGCGTAATGGCTAAGAAAACAACTAAAACTCCTGATGGGACGACAGGCATGAGGTTGCTCCATCAGGAGGTTAATTTCGGGAACGCCCTGACATTGTTATGGACGATGGTTGGGAACATCAACCAGAATATCTTTGACATGAAGCGGGACGTTGAAGCGATCAAAAAGAAACTGGAAGAGAAGTAATGCCTATACCAGATGATGAAACAAAGAATGTGTCCATTCATGATGACACTTCTACGTTTGCTTCGCCTAAGCCGGTAACCACAACGCTTGACGGGGCAAAGCGAAGGCTCGATGTAACGTCTACGGTCACGGGATCGGTTACCATTGAAGCGAGTAATCCGAAGTGGGACTATGATGCCCCTGACTTGGCGCTGACAGATGGAGTTGACACAAGCTTCTTTTCACAGACGACTACTGGGTTTATAGACTTCATTCAGGTTATCTGCAAGAACTCAAGTTATGAAGGAATTATCATTGTTGATGGGGTAGAAGAGCTTAGGATCTCTATGGCTGATTTAGGTGACATTGGGCTGCTTTCATCCAACTCAACAAACATTCCGATCTACTCAGCTTCGGCCAGTAAGATATGGAGCCTACACCCTAATCAGCCGTTTGCCTTTTCAACGAGCTTTGAACTTAAAGTTAAAGCTACATCAGCCGGTAATGAGCTTGACGGTTGGTTTGTAAGCTGGAGGGAAGCACCCTAATGGCAGCATTTGACAAAGATCAGGTATTTGACGCAGAAGCAATCAGAGACACAGCAGACCATTTGTCTGATGTCAGTGATAATCAGTCTACGCCGACAAAGACTATCGCTGTGTGTAATAAGCTGGACCAAGATGTGACTTGCCAACTTCAAGGTAGCTTTGACTCATCTTTCACAGAGGTCTTCAATATAGGTGTGACGTTTGTTATTACAGCAAGCACTAATGACTGGGAAGAGGCTTCAGTGTACTTCCCGTTCATCCGTGTAAAAGCAACTTGCTCAGTGGCACCAACGACAGGTGGTCTAACAATCTATTTACTAAAGACGGGGTAACATGGCACTAGGAAAACAACAACAGCAGAGATGTAAAGTGGAAGAACTTTCAGGTGGGAACGCTCCTGACATTGAGGGAGAGATCAATAACAAACTCAAAGAGGGCTGGACGTTTCAGGGTATCATCACTAAGGGTAACAAGATTTATATTGTGTTCATTAAATAGGAGGACAGCATTGTCTAATAATAGGGCAGAGCTTCACAAAGGGCTAGGGTTGCTAATCCTCCTTTTATTTGCAGGATGCACAACTTGTCCGGTCTTAGAGACAGACCCATCAAGATACCAGTGCAGGACTGATCCTGATGACCCACTGGCGTGGGGTTGTACAAAGGACGACACGCGGTTTGCTTGTCGTAAAACGACATGTGTACCGACATGGTGCGATTTACCGTTACAAAGTTGCGCATTAGAACCTCTTGATGATGGTACAGATGAGTGCGGTTTCCCTTGCCGGAAGCCGTCAACTCAATGGCCAAATTGTAAGGATGATGATGGGACAATTATCAACAGAGCAGACTACGGAAATACTTGACTCAGTCACAGGATTAGTGACTGCAGTGAATCACGAGACCACGAACCTTGTAGCCGAGCCTAACATGAACTTTTGGCACCTTCTCTGGTTAGCCATTATACCTGTGTTCCTTGGATGGTGGCTGAACAGAAAGGGTAAGAAATGAATGAATGGCAGTCAATAGCATGGTTCTTAGGTATTGCATCAGTGTTCTTTACAGCGGTTTGGGCTATTGTGGCCGAGTCCAAGAAGTCTGCCCACGCGCGCATAGGACGGCTTGAGCATACAGTTGATGGGATTATCGAAGCTTGTGCGAAGAAACAAGAGGACTTCATAACGACTAAAGCATTTGATAGATTTGAAAATCACCTGAACACTAAGTTCGACGGCATGAACAACAGTATCAATCATTTAACGACGCGTATTGATGATTTTATAAGGACAAACAGGAACGGAAAACATGAGCAGTGAAGAGTTCGCAAGAGGGATGATAAACCTTATAGATTCAAAGATGAAAGGGGAAGGTAATGCCAAAGCCAACCGAGCAGGAGAAGAAGCAGAAACCAACGGAGCACGTTCAGCAGGGGACGTTCAAGACATCTCGAGGGGAACGCCCTGTTCAAATTGTAACCAAGACTAAACCCAACGCCCAAGGCGGATACGATACTGAGGTCCACGTACCTGGGTTCTAAAGGAGGAGTAAAATGGCATCAGGAATGTATGACGTATTCAAAGTGGACTTGATGGATGGTAGCATCAACCTAGCATCTGGCGGGGACACTCTCCAGGTAGCCTTGTATGACAGCACTCATGCTTTTACAGCAGGGGACACTGTGTACACTGCGACCAACGAGGTTACCGGAACGCTGTATGTCGCCGGTGGGGAGACCATGACATCACAGACAGTATCAATCGCGGCAAACACAGCAACGTTTGATGCAGCTGACACGTCTTGGGGTCCGGGAGCTACGATCTCAGGCATCCGACACGCTGTGATTTATGACGCGACAAATACAAATAGTCTTATCGCCAACGTTGACTTCGGATCAGATCAGTCGGTCTCTTCCGGAACGTTCACAATCGTTTGGAACTCAAATGGAATTATAACCCTAGCCGGATAAGGAGGCTCACATGGCTGGGAACGATTCCAACACAAAATTACTGTTGCATGCCAACCAGGGCCACACCGTAAAGAGTGCGTTCTGCCATATGATTATGGAGGACAACACTGACAGCGGGACGGGTGCAAACGCTGTCTCGGACATCGGTACGCCTACCTACACATCAGGTAAGATCGGTAATGCTTTAACGCTTGACGGTTCGACTGATGCACTCAACGTTGATGCTCTTGCTACAGATGTAGCCTCTGATACAACAGGATCAATATCTGCATGGATTAACCCTGATGGAACAGCAGGAGGACAATGTTGGTTTGCTTTAGCAGACTCGGCAACAGCTAACCAAATATACTTTACTTGGGACAATACCCCAAAGGTTGTTTTTACTTGTGAAGTCACGGGAGGTGGAGGCGTTAGATGGCAACACAATACTCCTGTATCTTCTGGCACATGGACACACATTGTTGCTGTGCAGGATGGAGTAGCACTTAAAGTTTATATCAATGGTAGCCTTGTCACGCTTACAGATACCGTTACAACAGCTACTGGAGAATGGCTTAATGACTTAACAGTATCAGCTAATGCTGGGACTATTGGAGCACGTAGAGCTGAAGGCTCTACATCTCAATACTTTGACGGCCAGATTGACGACCTCCGTTACTTCAAATGTGTCCTCTCCCAAGCAGAAGTAACAGCCCTCTACAACGGTGGTTCCGGTACAGAGAACTCCATCATCACAGACGCTTCCTCTCACGATGACCTTCCCTTTGCACACATGATTATGGATGACAGTACGGACACCGGAACAGGTGCTAATGCTGTCACGGACATAGGAACCCCTACCTACACGGCAGGGCACATAGGAAACTCTTTAACTCTTGATGGTTCTACTGATGCTCTCAATCTTGATGCACTACAGACCGACATTGCTTCTGATACAGTAGGTTCTATTTCAATGTGGGTTTCTATGAACACTGCTGACAGAGATTTCTTTACTGTTGGAGATACCAGTGCTGACTCGTATTTTCTATTTACTACCAACGGATCTAATGTCATACAGCTCAACGGAACCGTTGCAGGCACAACTCAGTTCAGTGTACGAGCAGATGATTTCGGAGCTCTAGCTACAGACGGAACTTGGTACCACCTTGTTGTGGTTCAAGATGGAACAGGAATCAAAGCGTATGTTAACGGAGCACTACAGAACTTATTTTACGTAAACGCTACAGACTTAACAGCTTGGTTTGCCGATGCTCCTTTGCTTGACAACGCCAGGTTAGGTTGCCGTAGCATAACAGGAAGTGGTAACTCTCAGTTTCTTGACGGACAAATAGACGACTTCAGATATTACAGACTTGCCTTAACACCAACCCAAGTAACCAACCTCTACAACGGTGGCTCTGGTACTGAGACCGCGGCAACGAGTGGTGGTAACAATCCTCTCGTACAAACCTTTGGTGACGCTCAGATCCAAGAGAGTGCAGGGGGTCTACAGACTGTTCCTGATAGTGAGAGCTTTGGTGGGTATGCGAGATTTAATGGGACAAGTTCTCACTTTGTTGTAGATGCTCATACCGACTTTGATTTAGGGTCAAGTGATTTTACAATAGATGCTTGGATCAGAATGGATCCAATTACAACCTATAACACTATTATTATGCAAGGAGACGACAGCACGCATCAGTGGGCCTTTCGTGTGGATATTGGAGGAGAGCTTCACTTCTCTGCGTATAAAGCTGATGGTTCATTATCCGGGAACTTTGTAACTACCTCTCCAGCAATAACAGATACTAAATGGCATCACGTAGCAACACGAAGAAGTGGGTCAACTCAAACTATGTGGCTTGACGGTGTATCTGTCCCGGTCACTGTTAGCACTGCCTGGAATGGAACGGTAGGAAGTTGGTCTGGTTTAGTTTCTGTTGGATTCAACCAAGTAGGAGCTTCTTATTATTTTCCTGGGGATATGGATGATGTTCGCGTAAGTACAACAGCACGGACCAACGGAGGATACGCAACCACTCCTGCTTCTACTGATGCCAGTACGCGATTACTGCTTCAGTTCGATAAAGACATAATCCCTGAGCCGTATACCGAATATCGCATGGGTGAGACTGCCGCGGCAACAACGGTTAATGATACAGGAACAGGAAGCAACAACGCTACCTCGTCGGTAAACACCTCTGTTCTTACTGGCAATAGCCCTAATGAACTTACCCAGATCTCTCCGGGGTTTGGGTTCAACGTACCGACAGGGACGGGAGAGTACTTAAACATAGATGCTCTTGAAACAGCCATACAAAATACCCGATTGGGTATCGTTCAATTCGAGCAAATTGGTCAACAGCAAGGGACCCATTTCTGAAATGGTGGAGCGTATGGGATGGCCGTTTTTACCAAAGATGTCCCAGAACACCACCGGGTACGGACGTTGCTGGAAATCCGGTAGCGGTATCTTTTGCAGGCGTTCATCAATCTTCGGGTGCGGTGCTCCGGCACTGCTGAGGCCGGAGAGATCGCCCTTGA